GAGAGTGGCTTAAAGAGATGTTGTTAGCAGGAACCGAAGATGATGCGAGTATCAGAGGACGAGCAGCAGCATGTACAGCAATTCTAGCTTTAGATTATAACGAGTTGATGAATTCAGTAACGGAGAAGAAGGATGTCTAATGCGACAGGTATCACCCCTATCTTTGACAGGGTTCTTATTCAGCCTTTAGTAGTAGAGAATAAGACAGCTAGTGGAATTATCGTATCTTCAGATGAAACCAGTGAACGTGAACAACTTGCAAACACTACAGGTGAGATTATTGCTTTAGGTGAAGAAGTTCCAGCAGACATTGTAACAATCGGTATGAAGGTAGCTTTCGCTAAATACGCTGGTTTGATGTACAAAGGTAAAGACGGCAAAGACTATCGCATGATTAATTATGCAGACCTCGTAGCCAAGTTAGACGACGATATGGGCTTAGTTGACCCACATCTATTAAAAGGGATTAAATAATGAGTGATGAACTACAACAAGAAGCACCACAGGAAGCTCCAGAAGCCTCTCAGGTTGAGTCCGAAGCAAGGGCGCAGGGTTGGGTAGCAGCAGAAGAGTTTCGTGGTTCTGAGAACGATTGGGTTGATGCTGAGACGTTTGTACGTCGTGGCAAAGAAATTATGCCTATCCTTCGTAAGAATAATGAGAAATTGCTTAAAGAATTAGGTGAAGCCAAAAAGATTGCTGAAGAAGCACGAGAAGCTGCTAAAGAGTTTCGTGAATACCAGAAGCAACAGTTTGAGCGAAAGACCAAAGACTTGGAAGGTCAATTAGAGCAACTAAAGCAAGCTAAGCGTGATGCAATCACTCAAGGCGATGGCGATAGAGCAATAGCGATTGACGATGCAATGGACGACTTGAAAGAGCAACGTCTAGAAGCTAAACAAGACTTAAAAGCTGCTGAAGAGAAAGCTAAAGAAGTTCCTCAAGTTACTGCTGACCCTACTCTTAATGAGTGGATGGACCGTAATGACTGGTTTGGAAAAGATACACGTTTGACTGGTATGGCAAATGGTTTAGGCGTTGAATTACGTCGTGAGAACCCAGCCTTACAAGGTAAAGCATTCTTGGACAAGCTAGATGAAGAACTTGCTAATATGATACCAGAGAAGTTTGGTAAGAAACGTGTGCAGAATCCAATGGAAGGTTCCTCTAATGGGACAGCTAGACCATCTGTAGGCGGTAGTAAGAAATCTTACAATAACTTACCTGCTGAAGCTAAAGCAGCATGTGACAAATTCGTTAAACAAGGTCTTATGACCAAAGAAGCTTATGTAGCAGAATATGATTGGACCTAAGGGAGAATAGAACATGACTGAAATTAAAAAAGAAGTAAAAGCTGCTGTAGAGTCTACTAAGGTAGAGCGTCCTCGTGAACGTAAAAAAGGCGTATTTAATGGGACTCAAGGCAAGTTGCAAGTAGGGAGACAGATTGATGGTTTCCACATGCACATTTTCAATGACACTCCTGGGCGCATCCAGAATGCTACTGAAAACGGTTATGAGTTTGTTCATCCAAGTGAGATAGATGGGGTTACAGAGAACGTTACTTCTCGTAATCTTGATTTAGGAGATAAGGTTAGATTCTTAGTAGGTGCTGGAGAGAAGGGCGAACCAATGTACGCTTATTTGATGAAAATCAAACAAGAGTGGTTTGACGAAGACCAAAAGCAATTACAAGAACGTAACGATAAAACCGATGCAGCTATTAGACAAGGTAAGACACCTGGTGTTGATTCCTCTGGTTTCTATAATGCTGGCATCAAATATTAAACTTTCTAATTAAGGAAAAATGATGGCAAATGTAAATGCCGTATCAGGATTGTCGCCAGTAGGCACAGTTACTGGTGCACCTTTTAACGAGCAAGGCGTTCTTTACGCTATTGCTAACACTGCTTCTTACACTTTCGCTATTGGCGATATCGTAAAATCTGCTGTTGGTAATGACGCAAATGGCGTAGCTCTTGTAACTAAAGCTGCTGCAACTGACGTACCTTTGGGCGTTATTGTATCTATCCGTGTTGCTAATCCAGGCGTAAGCTTGCAAGGCACAAACATTGACTTAGGTAAATTGTGGATTGGCGTTTCTGCTGGTTCATATACTTATGTTTATGTTGTAACAGACCCTAACGTTATTTACTCAGTACAAGCTAACGCTTCTGCTGATGCTAAAGTTGGTTCTACTGCTGTTCCAACGATTACTGCTGACCAAACTTCAACTTTGTCACAGTCTTCACCTTTCTCAGCTACTTATGTAACTGCTGATACTTCAGCCACTGCAGCTTCTATGTTCCAAGTTGTAGGTCTCTACCAAGAGCCTTTGAACGTTCCTGGTGCTTACAATAACGTGTTGGTTGTGTTTAATAAACACCAATACAAACAAGCCTTCGGTGCTTAATTAATAGGAGATATATAAAATGGCTGGTGTAATTACAACTGGTACTCACCCAAAGGCCCTATGGCCTGGTATTAAAGCATGGTGGGGTCAAACTTACGACGAACATCCTGAAGAGTACATCCACTTGTTCGACAAAGATACTTCACATCAAAACTACGAGGAAGACGTTCAGTTAACTGGATTCGGTCTTGCTCCTGTTAAGTCTGAAGGTCAAGGCGTTCAGTATGACTCAGAAGTTCAAGGTTTCGTAACTCGCTACACACACGTTGCATACGCTCTTGGTTACATCGTAACTAAAGAAGAGTTGGATGACAATTTGTATGAGCAAGTTTCTAAGCGTCGTGCTGCTGCCCTCGCTATGTCTTTCCGTCAAACCAAAGAAAATATTGGTGCTAACGTTTACAACCGTGCGTTCAATGCTACCTACACAGGTGGTGATGCTCAACCTTTGTGCTCATTAGTTCACCCTAATACTTCTGGCGGTACATGGGCGAATACCCCTACTGTTTCTGTTGACTTGTCCGAAGCTTCTTTGGAAGATGCAACTGTAGCAATCATGGGTTTCCAAAACGACCGTGGTTTGTTGATTAACGTAATGCCACGTTCTTTGATTGTAGCTCGTCAAGAATGGTACAACGCTAATCGCATTCTGAAGTCTGTGTTCCAATCAGGTACTGCAAACAATGATATCAACGTTCTGAAGGCAACTAATGCCATTCCAGAAGGTATCACTATGAACCATTACCTTACAAGCCCTCACGCTTGGTTCCTACGTACTAATATCCAAAACGGTATGAAGTACTATGAACGTGTTGGTATCATGTTCGACCAGGACAATGATTTTGACACAATGAACGCTAAGGCTAAAGGCTACGAGCGTTACAGCTTTGGCTGGTCTGACCCAAGAGCAGTCTACGGTGTTAATGGTCCTTGACCGTAACTAGTTGATTTGTAAGGAATTATGGATAAAAAGGCTAAAGCTGCTGCGTATCAAAAGCAATACCGTTTAAGACATCCTGATAGAGTAAGAAGTACTGATTTAAAGAAAAGTTTTGGCATTACTTTAGAACAGTACAACGAAATGTTAGAAAATCAAAACGGTGTTTGTAAGATATGCAAAAATCCTGAAACAGTCATAGATAACAGAACGAAGCAACCTAGAAATCTGGCAGTAGACCATTGCCATACTACTAAGAAAGTTCGTGGTTTGTTGTGTATGGGATGTAATCAAGGTTTAGGCAACTTTAGAGATAATCCTAAATTCCTTGCAGAAGCTATCAACTATTTGCTTGATTAATGACTAAATAGTTCTTTACAAGAGAACTAGATTATGTTATAATGGTGGGGTTTGGTACTTAAAACGTGCCTTTCCTCACCACCTTTTAGGAAATAATATGGATTATCCAATTATTAAAGAGCCTACAGGCGGTATCGCTAAAGAGAAGAAAAGCACTACAGCTTCTCCTAAAGCAAAAATGCCTAGCGGTCTCGGCAACACCCAAGCAGTAGAAAACAAAGAAGGACAAGAGTCAGGTTTCAAGAAAAAGCGTTTACACGCTGTTGAAAAGCTGTCTTTTCCAAAGTAATACTTTTTAATCCTAAACGTCTTAATTGACGTGACCCATCACTTTTAGGAGATTCAAATGGGAACACCAACAAGATTTACCTATGGCGTAGCAACGGTTCCACGTGGCTATCCACTTTCAAGCTATCCACTTCCAGACCCTTTTAACAGCACTAGCGACACTGGTTATGGCGTAAGCACTTACTCTACAGACTTTAACGCAGCAAGCACAGCAGACTTTGCTATTGCTGGTTCTAGTTCTACTTTTGCTTTGACATCTGGTTTAGGTGGTCAAGCATTAGTTACTCCAGGCGGTACTACTACTGCTACTTCAGTATTCAAAACAGGTACAGGCTTTGGCTTTGTAGCTGGTCAGAAACTGTGGTTTACTACACGTCTTAAAGTTAGCGCAACTACTGGTGCTTTCACTGCTGGCCTAGCTTCTGCTGGTACTTCAGCTACTGATGGTATTTGGTTTGCTACTTCAGGTACTACAGTAAGTTTAGTATCTCGTGTAGGTTCTACATCTACTACTTTGGTAGCTAACGTAGCAACTCTTGCAGCTAATACTTTTATTGAACTCGGTCTTGTTTATAACAACACTGACTTGTTAGTATTTGCAAACAATCAATTAGTTGCTCGTGTAACAACACCTACTATCGGTACTTCTGGTACTACTTTAAGTAGCGTTTTGGTTGCTCCAATCTTTACTGATACACCAACAGCTACTGAGACAATGACTATTGACTACGTATTGGCTGCTGAAGAAATTTCACGTTAATAGGGGGTTACAATGGCTAACTCAACCTCTAATCAAACATTAGTAGACGGACCACGTAACGTAGTCCTTAAATTAGATGGTCTTCTTGACACTTCTGATTTAAGCGGTGTAGTTATTGTAGACCCTGCTACTTTGTCTGATTACAACATCAACGGTGTTAAAGCCACTAAACTTCGCATCAACAAGATTAACTTTGACGTTGAAGACGGTCTAGATGTAGAGCTTTTCTGGGATGCAGCAACACCAGTGCGTATTGGTGACTTTGTTGGACGTGGTAAAGTAGATGCTTGGCGTTATGGTGGTATTGTAAACAATGCTACTAGCCCGACAGGTAAAATTACTATGTCTACACAAGGCTGGGCTACAGGTGCTGTTTTGTCTTACACTATTGTTCTTGAGCTTGTTAAACAAGGCCCTGGAGTTTAATGAAAACTAATCTTAACGCTAAGGAAATCCAGTTAGTTGCCACTATCATTCGTGCTGATGGTACTACGGAAGAACTTGGCGTTATAGATTATTATCATCAAAATCCAATCAAGAGACTTATCTGGAGAATTAAAAAATGGCTACATTATTAGTCAATACAGGTAGGGCTATTATTACCAACCGTTTAAATGGCGGTGGTACTACTCCCCAATATGTAGGATGGGGAACAGGTACAGGTACTACTGGTGCTACTGATACAACATTATTTACTGAGGTACTTCCACGAGTTAGTGGTACTGTATCTCAGGTTACAACATCTACTACAAATGATACTTTTCAAGTTGTAGCGACACAAACTGCTGGCACGACTGAGACAATCACGAATGCTGGTTTATTTGACGCTTCTACTTCTGGTAACTTATTTGTTAAAGGTGACTTTACAGGTATTCCTTTGAATACAAGTGATTCAATTCAATTTACCTTCAAAGTACAGTTTAGTTAATGGGATTAAATGGTTCTAGTATAAATAGAGTTGCAGTTGATGCAAGCGATAACATTACGTTAAAGCCTACATTGACTGTTACTTCTACGAATACTAGTACCATCCTTAAAAATATTCCAAGAGTATTAAGTGTTATTGTTACCTCTTTAGCTACGTTGGTTAAGTTACCAATTAAGCTTTTAGCTGTAACAGTTAATAGTCTTGTTACAATAGGCAGAGCTATTAGTAAGTTTATGACTACTGTTGTAGAACATACTATTGTAGTTCTTAGCGACATAGCTATGCACCTCATAGCACTGTCTAAGGCAGTAGTAAGTACCGTGACTATAGGTAGAAGCATAAACCGTACTATGACGGTTCTAGTGAGTTCTGTAGCTAGTATAATTAAGGCTATTACTAAGACATTAACTACATTAGTTACTAGCTCTGCTGTTATTAGCTTTATTAAGGCTTTACACAAGACGCTAACGGCTACAGTAACCAGTACAGCAAGTCTAATCTATCATAACTTCATTTATAAGACTTTACAAGTTGTAGCTACCTCTACGGTGACAATTAGCAAAGCTTTAACAAAGTTATTAACCGTAGTAGTGACTAATACAACAAGTCTTAAAAGGCTTATTGAAAAGCTTTTAAAAGTAAGTGTTACATCAATCCTGCAGCTATTTCCAGCTATTATTCAAAAGTTCGGAGCTGTAGCAAAGTTTACCTTCATTGTTGGGCCTAAACAGCTTACAGCAGTTATAGTTAAAGACAGGGATATTTTAGTCACAAAGGCTACAAATACTTTGACTTTTGTTAAAAATCGTGTTATAATAGCTTTTAAAGGATATCGTGGCTGAGTCATTTTCTTACAAGATTACCACTGAGAGTGAACTATTCACTTTCGATTTTACGCAGGTTCTTGCTGCTAATGAGACTATTCTAACAGCAGTATGCACTGTTATAGTGATGAATGGTGTAGACCCTACTCCTTCTAGCATCCTACAGTCTACAGCTATTATTGTGAATAAGACTGCTTCTCAACGAGTAGTAGCAGGACTAGCTGAAGTAACTTATCGCCTAGAGATGACGATTACGACTTCTCTAAGTAACACCTATGTGGGTGTTGGTGATTTAACTATCTACGATGCTTCTCAAGTTTAAGGATAACTCGTGAGCTACACTCCTCGTTATGACCGTGGCGACTGGGCTTGCCTCTGTGATGCCTGTGGTCGTAAACTAAAAGCTTCAGACCTTCGCCAGAGATGGGATGGTCTTAAAGTATGTCCTGAAGACTGGGAACCACGTCAACCTCAAGACTTTGTTCGTGGCGTAGCAGACTACCAAGCACCTCCTTGGACAAGACCAGAACCACAAGACCAATTCATCACCGTATATAGTACTAATAGATTAGTCAACGGTTTTGTTATAAACACTATTACAGTAGGATAATTCAATG